GCCATTTGTTGAGTCACCAACCTGCATTCCCTTCGGGCTTGCAGAGATGATGAAACAATAGGCAAGGGAAAACCCACTGGGTTCTCCCTGTACCTTCCAAGAATTTTCCCCAATGGGGATTACATCTTGGGTTCACGCTCGGGAAGCATTCTCAGCGTGAAATACTCTGGAAAAACCAGTTCTAAGAATTGGTCTTTCAGAGGACGTCTCAAAGAGCGGAGGATCCGCTATTTGATGACGAATATCGGTCTTTCTAGAAGAAAGGCAGATATACTCATGAGTCGCTCAGTGAGCGACATATTGAGGATAGAGGAATCAATCCACGGAGTGGTCGATTCCCTATTATTCTTCGATGAACAAATGTTTTGTTCATCCGAAGGTAAAAAGATCTTAAAGGACATTGTCCGTAAGATCTTAACCATCGGTCCCTATGGGATCGGTGGTATTGCAAAGGATTGGAAAGAATTTTCAACCTTTGTCTATGTCGCCGTCGCCAGAGGCGAAGGGGCATCAATTGAAAGGAAGAACATCTTCCGATCAATTCTCGGGTGGGAAAAGGTCTCTGACCTTATCTCACACGAAGAGATTGACAAGAGACTCTTAGAGTCTCTTGCTCATCTAACTTCTACACGCCAGCTTCCAGCTGGTGATAGAAGTAGCGAATCAAAGGCCTTCAAGACCTTTGAAGCTAATCTCACCAGGAATTATGTTCCTGATGAGAGTATCCTGGACGAACTCTATGAGGCGGCCAGGATTATTGGGAAAAAGGTCCGCAAAGCGGGCCCTTCGACCAAAGCTGCGGCTCACATATCGTTAGCCGGAGCTGGATCCTACCTTTACACCGTAAAGGAAGGAGGTCGGGGTGCTGAAATCAGAGATTTCACCAAACCGATACTCACTTTTATCCCCACTGAGGATGAAGTGATCGAGACCCCCTTTGGGGATCTTAAATGTCCCGCGGGGAAACCCCGTTGGAGACATTGGTGCAGGGATGAGCCCTTTGAGCTTTTCCCGAACCTAACTCTCGGTGAGAGTACTGGTGAAACATTGGCGAACATCGCCGTGTTTCACGCTGGATTTGATGAAGCCATTGGCAATCAAATCCTTTGTGCTTCTTATATAGCATATAAGAATGCACAAGCCATGGGGTGGGATAAAATCCCCCTCAGGGCATTGACTGTCCCGGAACCCGGGTATAAGTCAAGAGTAGTTACAACATCTCCATATTGGAATGTTGAACTACAACAAGGGATCGCGCATGTTGCGCGGTCTTACTTGTCTTCTCATCCCTCGGCAGAGCCGGGGTTATTGAGAACAGACCAGGCATGGCAGTATCTGTACATGACCTGGAATAAGCAGTTCCCTAAGGGATCTGCTACATTGTCTAGTGACCTCAAAGAGGCCACTGACAACATACCCATTGAAGTTTCTGTGAAACTTTTCCGTGGGTTTTTCGACGGTGTTGGCCTGTGGTCTCCACTCGTCGATATTTGCACTGAGCTCCTCAGGATGCCCAGGCAAATTGAATCATTCCACGGGAGCTTTGTAAGTTCCCGTGGAGTGATGATGGGAGAACCCCTTTCAAAGGTGATTCTCACATTACTCAACCTTGCGGTTGAGGAAATCGCAATAAGGAAGTTCCTTAATTGTGATTTTAAAACTCCTGTCCAGGTCCCCTGGAGGAGTTATGCTGTCGGAGGTGATGATCAC